CCCTGTTTTAACACCACGCATACTATTGCTTTTATACTTCTTGTATTGATCTGAATATCCAAATCCGCTTCTATTGTTTTGGAACATACCATTACGCATAGCATCTACTTGTATTAAAGAAATAGCATCTTGTGCGACAAGTTTCATTTGCTGTGCACTTCCTTTGACTATGTTTCTAATCTTCATCTTGGTATAATCCTTTTCTCGCTTGTAATTGTTCAGGAGTAAACTTCACTAATGCTTTTACCCATCTGTGTCTACAATTATAACCACCTCTGTCAGTAAAATTGACATAACCTAACTTGTCTATTTCTTTTCTTGTTAGCCCCTGTCCTGTAGAAGCTAATGCCCTTCTGCAAACCTGTCTTGTTTTTCCATCAATCGTTCCTTCATATTGAAATTTTGTTTCAGGAAAATCCTCATATACTTTGCCTGTTACTGACTGCGAAAATCTTGAAAAAGAGTCTTCTATTAAAAAAGCAGATTCAGAACTACTTATAAAATTTCCTACACCATACGTAGCTGTAAGTGATTCCATAACTTGTGCTGTGCTTTGTCCTGTGATTAACCCACGTAACATTGCAACTTTTAACTGATTAGAGTATTGTTTTACACGATCACTCAAAAAAGATAATTCAAACTCTTTTAATTGTCTTAATACTTCTACATTTGAAGCAGAGATCTTAGCCAATTGCCTGTTAGAAAGTTCAGCATATATAATAGCTATTTCATCATCATACGTACTACTTACTTTACTCAGCAGCCCAGCGTATCCTATTTTTTCCATTTCTGAATAAAAGTCTATTTGTTGTGCTACTTGTAGTAATTCTGTGTCAGTCAGCGTAGAAAGCCCTGCTACAACATTATCTAATTTGTTTAGTAATTCTTGTTGTATTTTGGCTATTTCTTTATTGTAAAAGTCTAAATTAGCCAACTCTCTCGCCTATTTTATCAATAATTGATTGAGTTTCGTTTTCTTCGCTTGGCACTTCTGCGTCAAGCTGTTCTACCATCTGCTGTATTTCTTCTTCCTGTAAATCAGGATTTTTCTTTCTTAAATAACTTTGTCTTGTTTCAAGATTGTTGTCAAAAGCCCACGTATAATATTGTATTTCTTCTTGTTGCGACATTGGCACTTCTCTCTCAGAAAAATCAATACTGAATTGATCGCCTAAGTTAATTCCACCTGATACTTCGCAAATACGTTTAGCAATTTTAAATTGATTCTTCTCAAATGGTCTATAAATCTGTTCTGTGTCAGATCGTAAAGAGTCCATAAGATCTAATTCACTCATTTTTTTAGATAGTCCTGATTCTTGTGCTTTGTCAGTCCAATTAATTCTAACATTGTTTGCTTGTGCAATAGAGTCCACCATATACTTAGTAGATTCAATCATACCATTAATATCGGCACTTGGGCTTGCATAAGTAAAGTTAGCCCCTTCAGGAAGCACTATCGCTTTATCTTGCCCCATTGTGATACGTTGTTCAGTGTCTAATCCTGTGAATAAAGGCTGTCCCAATTGGAATCTTCCATGCAAAGCCAATTCAGTTAGCATAATGTTGATAGATCGCATACCATCAACTAAATCACTTGCCCCTTCTCTAAAAAAGTCCCTAGTGTATGGGTGTCGGTGTGCAATATTGAATGGAATAATGTCGCCATAAGGGTTTCTGTCATCAGGGACAACAGAAGTAATCTTACCACGAGAACTGATCATAAAGTGTTTTCCTTCCATATCATCAGTATCTTTACTCCAAAACATATATTGTGCATCTTCTGTTCTTGCCATTAACTGACTTTCCGCTTGATACATAATAGCAAATGGCTCGTCTTCGTTTGGCTTGAAGAAGGGGACAAAAAAGTGTATAGGTCTATACTTTAATTCTTTGTTAATGTCGTCCCAGTGAGTATATAATGCTTCTGTCCCTAACAAATAAGTTAATTGTTCAAATTGTTTCATAAAACTATCAAAACCGCCCAACACTTCATTGTATTTGTCGTTATATCTTACAGGGCTTTGTTGATATACTAATGCACGTCTTGAGATGATATTTCTTACCAAGTTAATATACATTGGCGGTATTTGTGAAAGAGATTCACTATCAAAATATTGTTTAAGATCTTGTTGTAAGTTTACCCCTTCATAATAATCAAGCAACATTTCTCTTTCTTCCATTTGCTTGTCATACCCTTCTTGGATCGTGTCCATAAGCAAGTCATACAACATCTTTTCTGTTAAATTCGTAATTATCATTTTAATCCTTTATTTTACCATTCTATTGTGTTTGCCTGACCTTTAAATCCATACCTGTATTCAATTGGATACATAAGTCCATCAAGAAAGTGTGATAACGTTTCTGTCTTTAATATGTGCCCATTTTCTAACGTTGTTAATTCTAAATCTCTAATTGTGTTCTTACACTTAGGGTTAATAAACAACTTGTGTTTGCCTGTTGCATCTTCCAACATTCTGTTTAATGCGTTTAACCTGTCCTTTTGAGTAGGGTTGGCTTTTTTACTAATCACTGTGAATCCTGCTTCCTGCAATATTCTATGATCTGACTTTGTGCTATTGCTTGTTCTTGCTTTCCCTGCTGGATCAGGGTAAACAGGAAGCCCCTTTGCTTTTTGTTGCATCATTTTAGCCAATTCAAACGTGTTAGAGTTCTGTAAGCCGATCTCATCAAATACATAGACTTCCCCCGCTGTATTTTCACACATCAATATTGCTGTCATATAACTTGATACACCAAAGTCAATTCCCCAAAACATACGTGGACTTTTTTCCATTTCCTTCACGTGTATATTTCTATTGAAATTATAAGCACATCTGTTAGAAGCGGTTTCAAAACTTGCTTCATATTCTTGTCTAAATGTGCTTGCGTCTAAATTCTTTTTTGCACTTTCTATTTCATCAGGCGAAATAAAGCCACCTTCAATTGTTGTAAACTGCCAAGATTTATAGTCTGAATTGTCTAATTGTCCCTTCACATACATATCATAAAAATGATTCTGTATTCCTGTTGGCGTACCTACGAACAATGCCTGTCCCTTTGTTTCGGCTAACATAGGCTGAACGATCTCTCCCCATACATTTGGCTTCATATAAGCATATTCGTCTAAAACAACTTTATGCAAACTAACACCACGTATGTTGTCCTCTTTATCTGCTCCTTTGAGTTCTATTTTAGCCCCATTAGTAAGTGTAACAGATAATTCCGATTCATTGATCTTAACGTCTTTGCCCCTAAATACACGCTTCAACAAGTTCCAAGCAACCATTTTCGCCTGACGATAACTTGGATAAATAATCCATCTACGTTCATTTGGTTTTAACTGATCGTGCAATAACCAAATCAAAGAAAAGAAAGTTTTGCCCCATCTTCTACCACAAACCAAAATTTTGTATCTTGATTCATCAAAAAGAATAGACCTTCTTGTGTCGTCAATCCTCCACTTCATTAATGTCAAATACCTTTATTGGCTCGTCATTAACTTCGTGTAACCCAATTGTCTGTTTTGGCTTACCTTCTAAACGATCTGCTATGAAGTGTACTGCCCAGCTTTCGCCCTTCACTGCAAATTCAAATACTTTACGCATAATAAATTCTAATTTATCTATATCTGCTTCAGGTAGCTGTTCTGATCCTATCTTCTTTAATATTCCATTGATAGTTGTTGTGCCTTTTGGGCGTCCCTTTGGGTTTCCTGATTTGCCCTTTGTAAATTTTGCCATTTCCTGTTAATTCCCTGTTAAAACAGGAACTTTATTACTTTCTTAGCAATTATTCCTGCTTTCTGTTTATCCCTTATTTGAATTACTTCCAAATCAGGTTGTAAACTTGTGTTGTTTAATATATTTTGTATTTTAGTGTGCCTTGACTTCTTAAACTGATCTGACTGCGTATCATTTCTGTCTACGTGTCGTTGTTCAAGCGTTTCTTCATCAAGATCTAAAACAATAAACTTCTGCTCATAGTTCTCGTGTATATGTAATAAATTCTTTTCTGTAAACAGCCTGTCGCCTTCAAAGAGAACATTATAGTCAGTTATCTTTAAAAACTTCTCATAATCTTTTTGAACTGCCATAGATAGCTTGTCAGTACCGCCAAAAGTATCTTCAGGCTTATAAATACCTAAAATTGCTACGTTGTCTGAGATATAGCCCCTTAACAGCCCATATTTAAAGAACTTAGGCTCATCTTCTACATTATTTAGTATTTCTCTTACTAATGTTGTTTTCCCTGAACAAGGAACACCGCCTATTGCTACAACTCGTTTAGCCATTTTTTCTCATACGTTTCGTTTCTAAAATCCCATAATACTTGCCAATTGACACCATCTTGAACAAGATCTTGCATTTTTTCTATTTCTTTACGCTGACGATCTATATAATATCCAACATAACGTTTGCCACGTTTATACTTTTTGTAAGCACACAGCGTTGTTTCAATGTTCCAAATGTTTGTATGCTCTATATCAAGCTGTTCTATTTCTTCTTTCATTAGTTCAAATTGATATTGTAAATAGCCAAGTTGGTTTTTATTTAACTTCTTTTTTGTTCCGTGTGTATCTAGTTCATATTGCTCTAAACTATACACTAAACCATTTCTACAACTTTCAGCATTCTTTAAGTCTAAATACGTTGGCTCTAAATCAAACCCTGTTAAGACATTTACCATTTCTAAGTAGATAAACATAGTAAACCTGCCAAAGTAATGTATGTTCATCAGATCCTGATAACAATTGTCATAAGTCATCTGTCTATTAGGCTGTTTCAGGGAATTAAAATATTCTTCTTGTGTTAAGCCATTTAATAATTGCTTGTATGATTTAAAGATATTAACAAACTCATTAAAAGATTTTACTTTCAATCTGTCTGTTTGGAACACA